TTCTTCTCACAGAAGACCAGCCGCAACAACGACCCGACCTATCGCGCCCTGATGTTCATGGAAGCACCGGCGATGTGATAAAAAAGCACCCCCCGTTTCCGGAGGGTGCTTCGCTTGACTGGGATGGTCGGTCAGTCCTCGTCCGCCAACTTCTTGAAGTAGGAGAAGGCATCCTCCTCCTCGTCATCGCCCGTGGGTGCGGGCTTGGCAGCGGGCTTCTTGGACACGGGCTTCGTCGGAGCGTCCTCCATGACAGCCGCGCCCGCCTTCTGAACCTTGCTGCGGAAGTCGTTCGGCTCCGCCTCCTCCGCACGCGGGGCTGAACCCGCTGCGGCACCGCCGTAGAGAACCTGATCAAACCGAGCCTTGAGTTCCTCATAGGACTTGAACTGGTCCGGAGCGACGAACGGCTGAAGGGGATACTGGGCAATCCAGATCGCCTCCCGCTGCTTGTCATCGGCAAGGAGAGCCTCCTGTGGCTGGAAGCCGCTCTTCTCGTATGAGACATAGCCACTCTCAATGTGAGCCTTCAATTTGAAGTTGGCACCTGTCCACATGTCAAACGGGTTGAACTTGGCCTCGTCGGGAGTCGTGGGGTTCATCGCCTCCTGCAACTTGTCAAAGATCTTCTTTCCATACTTGAACAGGAAGACCTTGCCCTCGTTCTCGCGATTGCTCGGGTCGCTGACCACATAGATGTTGCTGATGTAGGTCAACTTACGCTTACGGTCACGGGCGATGGTCTTGTTCGCCTCAAGTCCGCTGCCCCACAACTCATTGTTGGCTTCGCAGATGGGACACTTCTTCCCCGTGAGGGTAGTAGGGCAGTTCTCAATGAACCACCCACCCTTGCCCTGAAAGCCGTGCGAGAACAGACGGACCCATGGGAGTTCCTCTCCCTCCACCGCCATGAGGAAACGGATCACTGCGTATCCATTGCCAGCCTTGTCCCGTTGCAGCGTCCAGAACCGATCGTCCTCGTAACTCTTGCTGCTGTTGAGTTTGGTCATCTCCTTTGAGAGACGATCAATTGCGGACTGTGAGTTCTTCTTCATGCTTGAAAATCCAGACATTGTGTTCTCCTGTGTGTTAGGGGTATGAAATGTGTCTGTGGTCTGTGTAGTATACCAGATGTATCGGTTCAGTCAAGGGGCAACTTGGGTTTTTTTCCGCCCCTGATCATATTCAGTTCCTCAAACTCCACCCGCAGTTTCTCGCGGAGGGGCTTGCTCACCAACTTGGCGATTGACTCCGGCTCAATGCCGTGACGCTCGCAAATCTCAAGGACTGCATCAATATACCGCCCGTCCTTGCGGTTCTTGCAGAGTTCCTCAATCTCCTTGGTGAATGTGTTTTCCAAATTGATAATGCTTCCCATTCTTTTAGCCTTTCATTCAGTTTCGTCGTTAGGGTCCACCACCTCAATTGGCATGGTGTCAATGTTTTCCACCCACCGCTGGACCGCCGTTTGGAATTCGGAGTGCGTGAGCAGCATTCCCAACTGCTCTCCTCGCTCGGTCATGAAGCGGATGCAGTGCATCTTCTCCTGCTCGTCCAAAGGCATCAGCGGGGGAGCGTCAAGACCCAGCAACTTTCGTAGCCATCGCATTCGCCTTCTCCTGTATGTCCTTGAACTTGTTCTTCTTCCAGTATGCCTTGATGGTCTCGCCCAACGCCCGCTTGTGGTCCTCGCGGCTCTCAACGAACAATTGGGACTTGCCGTTGTCGGTGGCGACCATCAGGACGATCTGCTCCGCCTTCTGTCCGGTTCGCTCCTCCCACATCCATGAATAGGCGGATGCCTGTTGGAAGTAGTTGAGAACCCACTCCCGCTTCTTGGGCTTGACCGATGTCTTGAAGTCAATGACGGATGCCTTGCCCTCGTACTCCGCGATGCAGTCAGCCCTACCCGCCATACGCAGGCTGTCTGACCACATTGCCTGCTCAATCGCGAAGATTTCCCCGATGTCCTGCACCATGGGAAAGATTGAGTCAAAGTGTGTCCGGTCAAGGTCCGAGGGTATCTCGCCCTTGAGCAGGTAGTTCTCCACCAGCGTATGCAACCTTGTGCCGCGAGCCATGGCGGCTTCCGACTTCTTCCGGTTTGCCGGATCCTCCCGCCACTTGGCCCACTTCTCCTCATCGGCGTGGTTGACCACGGTGGTCACGGAGGGAAACCAGATACCGCTTGACGGTGACTGGTAGAACCTCCCCATGCCGGGAATCTCAATCCGTTTCAGGTAGTCATTCGTGGTGCTCATGGTCAATAGTCCCGCATGGTGTTTCTGGGGTGCGCCCGCTTGATCTTGGAGATCACTTCCTTGAATCCGGAATCGGGCTTGCGAACCCCGATCCTCACGGGGTCACACGCTGCGGGTGCGGAGCCAATGTATTGCTCAATGCATTTGGTCTTGCCGCATTTTGGGCAGGGCTTCTTGCATGGCTTCTTGCGATCCGCCATCCGGAGGAAGTCCTCAAAGGTGTGATCGCAAAGTTTGCATCTGTAGTCATAATTAGGCATGGTGATCTAGTATTTAGCGTACCACGCCGGTCTGTCCCGTCGCCTCCACTTGGCAATGTGCGATTTTTCCCCGATGTAATACGCCTTATATGCATCGGTGAAGTGGGGTCTCTTGTACTGGTCGGGCATCGCCTGCGGGTGCGGGGTCAACGAACCATTCGGAATTTCCGAAGAGTTCGCGATGCACCAGTCAACGACATCCTCCGACTTGTGACGCTTGCCGTAGCGGTAGGTGTACTCCTCGCAGAGTGCCTTCGCGTGTCGGCAGAGCCAGTCGTAGTTCTCCCTGCTCGTTCGTGTCCAGATGGTGCAGGGGTGCTTCATGTGGGTCGGCTTGTAGGGCGCGACCCCCGCGGGGTGGGCGGCACAGAGCATCTGTGCGGACTCAAGGATCATCTTGACCACATGAGCATCGCATAGACTCTGTGCCGCCACCACGGGGTCGGAATCAACGGCGAAGATGTTCAATCCATCCACCTTCCGTGATTCCAGAGGTGCCACAGGCGATGGGTGAAGATTGCCCATCCGAGGCCAAGCCATGATCGGGCTTCGTATTTGCCCTCGTAGCAGAGCATGGTGTAGTAATGTGTGTCCCTATCGGGCTTGGGCTGCGACCTCTTGAGTCGTGTTTCCTTCTCAATTGCGATGACCTTGTCCAGAACCTTTTTCTTGGCATTGGTCGGCTTGCGTGGCATCAGCGGCGATCCTCTTGAACATCCGACTCCTTCACCCAGAAGGTTTCCGGACCCCACTCGTTGCTGTGGGTGGTGACGAGGAACTGCCGTCCCCAGTTTGGGTGGATTTCAACCTTGCGGACAGTGGCGACCTTCTGCTCGTTGACGAGCCAGACCTTCTTGCGTTGCGGCTGCTGTTCTGACATTGTTTTCTCGCATGGCTTCTGCGTTGACTTCCCGCACGCTGCGGGTTGATTTCTGGAATGATACCACAGGTTCGGCTCTTGTCAAGCCCATCTTCTATCGGCTCGCCTAAATACCGACTGGAGGATTTCTCATCATGCCAATGACAATGACAATACCTGAAGTGCTGGAAGCGGTCAAGGGAAAGGCCAAGAACAAGGCGGACATCGTGCGCCTGCTTCGCGAACACTCAAGCATGGCCCTTCGCCAGATCCTGACCTATGCCTTCTTTGATAAGGCAAAGTGGTATCGGAAGGATCTCCCCGCGTACACGCCCGACTCATCGCCCGAGGGGTTGACGATGACCAACCTGTTCTCCGAGTCAAAGCGTCTCTACATCTTCAAAGAGTCCTATAACCTGCCGATGGAACGGAAGGACACCCTGCTCATCCAGATCCTTGAGTCCGTCCACCCCAAGGAGGCGGACCTGATCCGCAACCTCTTTGACGGCTCGTTCCAGTTTGCCTATGGGCTGGACAAGAAAATCGTCAAGGAAGCGTTCCCCGACTTGGACCAGATGAAGATCAGCGCGTGATCGCGACCGCGTTCCTCGCGAACATGGTGAGGAAGTAGGAGTCCACCACATCCGACACCGGACTGCCGCAGTCCTTGCTCTCGTTATCCATGACCTTTCGGAGGTCATGTCCCGTGGTCGCCACGAAAGCGTCGTGCATCATGCACTTGTCGGCGTTGCCCTTCCCGCACGCAAACTTCT